AATTAATACTTTTGATTTACCTGTACCCATTTCCATAAAGTACGCAAAGTATTCTTTATCCCACGACCGTTCTAAAGCATCAAGTTGATGTACATACGGACCTGTTTTAAACTTATACCAATTAATTTTACTATCTAATACATTCATTATTGTTTACTTTTCTTTCTAAAAAGTTATATAATGCATAGAAAGAAAAAAGTCAATGAGCAAAGTTTATTTAGTACAAGAAATTCCTACAGATAGAGAAACAGGTCAACCTAAAATTGATATTACCCCTGCATTAAAATATGGCGAAATTAAGATTCTGTTTCCTCGTTTAAAACAAATGCAATTTACACCAGGCCCAATGGTAATGGAAATAAAAAACTCCTTAAAAGATTTTACAACCGCTGATTACCTATTACTTTATGGCGATCCTGCCATAATTGGTGTGGTATGTGCAGTAGCTTCTGACATTACAAATGGTAAATTTAAATTATTGAAATATGATAGAAGACAATTTTCTTATTATCCAATCGAATTAAATATTTTTCAAAATTAGTATTGACATATACAAATTCTCCTATATATACAGTAGTGCAAATATAAATTAAACTATTAAACTATTAAGGAGTAACATGACGATCAATCTAAGAGCTGATGCGCCCAGTCAGGTGACGCAAACAGAACCTCAAAAACTAACAGATGAAATAAAAAAACTTCAAGACATACAACAAGAGATACAGAACTATAAAGATAGGATTAAAGATTTAGAAGAGAGTGAGAAATATTTTTCTCAAGTAGTAATTCCAGATATGATGAATGCTATGAATCTTAAAACTATGAAATTAAAAGATGGTTCTGAAATAGAGATATCTAATAAATTTTTTGCTTCTGCTCTAGCAGCTAAAAGAGCAGAGGCATATCAATGGCTTCGGGAAAACGGACTAGGCAACATTGTGAAAAATGAAATCACAGTGAGGTTTGGAAAGGACGAAGATACCAAGGCGACGCAATATGCTACCCTTGCAAGAGGACAAGGTTATGAACCGGAACAAAAAGTTTCTGTACATGCCGGAACCCTTAGAGTTGCTCTGGAGGATCTCCATACACGTGGTGGACAGATTCCTTCAGAGTATTTCAGTATGTTTGCTGGTTATCAAACTAAGATAACTAACAAATCTAAATCAACAGACTAATAGACTAACAAAGGAGAATCTATGGAAAGTCAAGTAGCAAAGAAAGCTAATGCAGGTGCATTAGCAACAATAAATCTCAGAGCAGACTCTGGTAAAGGAGCTGAAGAGATTAAGTCAGATGACGTGTCAACACCGATTCTGAAAATCTTACATCAGCTATCACCTGAATGTAATGAGAGAGACGCCAAGCATGTAGAAGGAGCTAAACCTGGTATGATTTATGCATCAGGGTTTGGTAAACTTATAAGTGGTGAAGAGGGATTAGATATAATAATCGCTCACGCACAAACTAGGTATCCTGAATGGCAGGAGAGAGGCGATAGTGCTTCAGCTCCAGTAGGAACTCACTTAGAGATTCCAGCCGATGCTGTGGAAGAAAAGAATGGAAGATACAGATTACCAAATGGTAATTATGTTGAGAAGACTGCATACTTCTATGTACTAGCAATGGTAGATGGTGAGTTAAAACCTGCAGTGGTCCCAATGAGATCTTCTAATTTATCTCCAGCGAGGGAACTAAATAACCTTATCAAGAATCTTAGATTCACAGATGATCAAGGTTCATTTAATCCTGCAAGTTATTCAGCTGTGTATAAGTTAAACACATTTGGAAGAACAGCGGGAAGTAAAAGCTGGCATGTCTACAAACCATCAAGAGTAAGAAATCTTGATATCGCTAACAAAGATGATGCGTCTATGTATGAGATAGCAGCACAACTTCAGAAATCAGTTTCTAAAGGTGCAGCTAAACCAAAATACGACGCTAGTCAAAATAAGCAAGACATAGTATAATAAAGTGTTATAACAACGGCGCTGAAGGGAGACTGGAGGCGCCGTCTAATTATGAAAGATTTTAGAAAATATTTTAGTGGACTAGAAAGAGACTTTGGTTTCTGTAATGTAAACAATGGTTATCACGATCCACAAACTAATAAATTAAAATTTGATCCAGGTGATTATGGCTGGTCTAAAAGAAATATAACTGATCAAGATTACCAAGATCATTTAGAGGGTAAACGTGCAATAGGTATACAAGCATGTGATGATAATGGAATGGCTAGTTTTGGTGCAATTGATATTGATCCATCAGACTATTCTAGTTTTGATATTCATCATTATTTAAAAATAATAGAAGACAAAGACTTACCTGTAATACCAATTAAATCAAAAAGTAATGGTCTTCACATTTATGTATTTACAGAAGAA